ATGAGAATTACTGTTGATAGCGATTTACAAGTTTGGGGTGTTACTGGTAATGCTGGAGAACAAAATCAAGGATTATATGTTGCTGGTGGTGTTGCTAAATTATATGACATGAATGGTGTTGTATTAGAAACAGTTTTAGGCGGTGTTGATATTACTGGTGATTTAGATGTAAGCGGAACTATAACAGGAGACGTTACTGGAGATTTAACAGGAAATGTTACTGGCGACTTAACTGGTAGTGTAACAGGAGCTGCTAGTTTAAATGTGCTAAAAGCTGGGGATACAATGACTGGTGATTTAACACTTAATGATAATGTTGAATTAGTTTTAGGTAGCGGAACAGATTTTAGAGCTTATCACAATGAAACTAATACAATATTTAGAATTAATACTGGCGATTTAATATTTAATTCTTTTGTTGATGATGGTGATATTAAATTTCAATTAGATAATGGTTCTGATCCAGCTGGTTTGACAGAATACATGAGATTAGATGGTGGTGTGCAAAGAATTATTTATGGAAAATCACCACAAATAGTTGATAATTTAAAATTATATTTTGGTAATGATACAGTAAATGATGCAAGTATAGAATGGGATTCAACAGCTAGTCAGTTATTTATAGATGGCGAATCAAAGTTTTTAGATGATGTGCATTTTATTGGTGATTTATATGGTAAATCTGTTAATGATGATTATTCTAATTTATATAAATTTGGCGGAATATATTTTACTTGGGATAGTGATTCTTATGGCACAAATATACAGCACTCAATAAGATCAACCTACAATGATGTTTATGGTGATAATTTAACTATAAATTCTTATGGTAATGTTAGAATAAATATTGACAGCAATAATAATGGCGGTAATGAAAAGTTTGAAATTGGCTCACACACTACTGGATCAGCAAATTTATTGTTTAGTATTGATGAGAGTGGTTATGGTAAAATGTTTGGTGATTATGAAATAACAGATCAATTATTTTTAGATCGTATAGAAACTGAAACTGGTAATTTTGCTGGTTTTAGATTTAAAGCTAGTGATAATACCTATAAATTTAAAGGATGGGCATATGCCTCAGCAGATAATTTTCTTTATGTATGGAATCAAAATACAAATAATGAAGTTTTAAGAATTGACAATGATAATACTACATATATACAAGATAAGTTAAAAGTTGGACCAGTTGGAACAGCACCTACTTTTAATGTAGAAAATGTAGCTAGTGGTAGCAATAGATATTACGTTGAATCTACTAACAACGATACTTCTGGTATCTATATGGTGAATAAAGATGCTGGTACGATGACATCTAATGGTACAATTAGAGTTAATAATACTGGTTATATGCAATTTTTTACTGGTACAACATCTGGTACTATGAAGGTTGATATTGGACCGACTGGTGTGCTTTCAACTTACTTAAGTTCAAATACTCAAGATAGTATTAGGTTTTATAATAGTGATAACAATTATTCTTATATAAGAACAACATCAGCAGCTAATACAAATAATGTTTGGTTCGATGGGCATTTAGGATCAACTATGTGGTATGCATGGGATAATCCAGGTTCATTAAGAACTGCTAATGTTTATACAACACATTATTTTGGTGTTGGTCGAGGCACTACCGCTGAATCTGTTGAGATTAACAGAGGTTCTATAACACAAGTAAATTCAGCTGGAGCTGTTGTTAATAAATTAAATGTAAGTGGTGTTAGTTATATTAATGCTGGTAATATTGGTATTGGAGTTACATCAGCTTTTGCACCTATAACAATAAATAAAGCTAGTAATGAGGGAACTTTAAATGCTGGTGTTGCTATTGCTTTTGATGGTACTGATTATGGCTCTTATGGTTACAGATTAAAAGCTAATGGTGCTAATTATTATCAAGTGCTTTATGATGGTGCCTCTATAAACTGGAAGCATTATGAATCGAGTACTTATAAGACAAAAATGTCTTTGTTCAATGATAGTAGGTTGCAAATTAACAGAGATTCTACTAGCACATATCATGCACTTGAATTATTAACAGATGGCACTAGAGATTGGTCAATAGGACAAAATTCTGATGGTGGTTTAAAGATTTTTGAAGATGGTTTAGCTGCAAATACTCGCTTAACAATAAAAGATGGTGGGAATATTGGAATTAATACAGCAAATGCAACAATAATTTCTGGTGGTAAATTAGTTACACATTTAGGAACTAATTTAAATATTGCTCACAATACAACAACAATAAATTCAGCAACTGTACCTAGATTAAGTTCTTTCAATGATGCTGTAACTACAACTGAGCCACTAGCTATAAATGGATCACCAATTTATATGACTGGTGGTGATGTAAGAATAAGAACATCTAGCAGACAAACAACAGCTCCAGTATCAATTAGAAATAATGGTAGTAATATTGAGTTTGGTCATGATAATACAACCTCAGGATATTTTGGAACTGTTGGATCAATGCACAGTAATGGAACTCCTTTTATATCTTTTAGTTGCTCTAGTGATTCAACAATAGGTGGTAATAATTTTAGAACTTATGGATTTCCAGGTAATGTTATACATGGTGAAACAAATGGTGATTTAAAGTTTTCACAAGCTACAACAGCAACAAGTGCTAGTCAAGGTTTAAATACTAGAATGGTTTTAAAAGCTGATGGAAATTTATATACTACTGGATTTATTGGAGTTGGTCATACAACAGCACCACAAGGAAAAATTGATTTTGGAACTTCTGTAAATACTGATTTATTTTTATATAATAGTGCTGCTAATGACAGATATGGTTTTGACATGAGGCAATATGATTCTGGTCCTTATGGTACAAATATATTTGCTGGTAATGGTGGTGTAATAAGATTTAGAACTACTACAAGTGGTAATATAGCAACTAGAATGTTAATTGCCGCTGATGGCACAGTTACAATGTATGGTTTATTAAACGTTAATGATTTAGCTATTACAAATAATTTATCTGTTGGTAATTCAGCAAGATTTGAGGGTACAACAAATCCAATTACTATTGGTGATGGTTTTGGTTATGGTGGCTCGGCTACAATATGTAAAAGAAATGCCGCTTTATTTTTACAATATAATAATGGTGAAACATCAACAACAGTAAACATGGGCGGTGCTGGTACTGCAACTACCATACACGATTATCAAAATTCAGATTATCATTTTGGCTCTGGTGAAAATAGTTACTTTACAGAAAAATTAGGTGTTGGAATGACATCGCCACAAGCCAAAGTAGATATTCACATGAGTGATTCTAATGGCACTTATGGTAGAGGTTCAAATGGTAATTTAAATTTAAACAATACAAATACAGCAAACACAGAGGGTGGTTGGATGTCTATTAGTGGTTATATGGGAAACGCTACTGGACCTAGCTATCATATGGGTGCTATTAGTGGTGGAAAAACTACTGCCGCTGGAGATACCAATTATGGCGGTTACTTAACATTATGGACAACATCTAGTGGATCAAATGGTGTTAGTGAAGCAAACTCTGGAATGTACGAAAGAGTTAGAGTAACACAATCTGGAGCAACTGGTATTAGAACTGGTAGTAATGTAAAAACAACTTTCCATGTTGATTCTTATGGTTTAGCAAATACAACTTTTGGTTCTAATAATGTTGGAACAATGTTTTTGTCAGATGGTAATTATAGTGCCTCTGGTCGAACACCTTGTATAGATTTTGGTTCTATGAATTACAGTGTGCCTAAAGCTAAAATTGGAGTTACAATTACAAGTTCTGGAACAACAATGAAATTTGGTACATCTAACAATTATAGTGCTGGTGTAACAAATCAAGCATTGACTATAAATCCAAATGGTAATGTTGCAGTAAATTTAACAGATACAAGTTATAAATTTCAAGTAAGTGGCGAATCTCAAATTGCTGGAATTAATTTTGAAGCAACTAATTATCCAGGTATTAGATTTAGAGCAAATAATGATAGTGTAAACCGATGGAAGTTCGGGTTAGCCACATTATCAGCTAATGAGCTTTATTTATATGATTATACTAAAAATGGATCTGTTTTACAATTTGTTCCAAATGGTAATGTTTATTTTAACCCAACCGGCAATGTTAGTATTGGTATTGCTGAGGGTGGTGCAAATTCTTATAAATTTTCAGTTAAAGGCGGTGGAGCTGATTTAAATGGTGTTAGAGCTGGTCAAGATTGGCACATAGCAAATAGAGCTGGTATAAGATTAGATTCAAAAGGAACATCATATCCATCAGATATATTATTTGGGCATACAGCAGCGGCAAATCAATCTAGCTGGACAGGTGTTTATTGGGCATTTAGTTCAAGAGCCGCATCAGCTAGTAATCATTTTTATGTTTATCGTGGTAGTGGTCAACCATCACCATATAACTCAGAGGCGGTACTTTTAACTTATACACCACAAATGCAAGTTGGTATTAATAAATCTTCTGGTATTTCATATACTTTAGATGTTACTGGCACTATTAGAGCAACTAGTGATGTAATTGCATTTTCAGATCGTAGAGTAAAAGAAAATATTGTTACTGTTGACAATGCATTAAACAAGGTTGCTAAATTAAGGGGTGTTAATTACACTAGAAAAGACATTGATGACAAATCAACTAAAGTTGGTGTTATTGCTCAAGAAGTTTTAGATGTATTGCCAGAGGTTGTTGAAAAAGATGATGAGGGAATGTACTCGGTTGCTTATGGAAATATGGCTGGTGTGTTTATTGAAGCTATAAAAGAATTAAAAGCGGAGGTTGATAGTTTAAAACAAGAAATAAAACAATTAAAAAGTAAATAAATATGGCTTGTCCAAATATATCAGATAGTGAAATAACAATGCTTAAAACAGCTAGAGAAAGAAAATACTCTAACTATGATGGTAATGGTACTATAACTGGACCAATATATATGTCTGATATACAAAGATTAAGTGGTGGTAATTCTAGTGGCTCTGGTACAAGTTATCCGCCAGTTGCATTAGCAAATCCAGTTGATAACCGGCCAGATGGTGAAAACCCACTAGCAATGTCTGAGTTTAGTTTATACGATCAAAACCCACCTAGAACTGCATTTATGTATAATTATAACAGCTCATCTAGCAATAGTGCCTGTCAGATTGCAATACCTTTTGATACTTATTATCATGATGATTCAAATAATTTAGTGCCATCTAGTGGTGCTGGTATATATACAGCATATACAACACAAACTGGAACAACTGTTGCGGCAGCTGGTTACTATGCTATATATACAACTAGCGGATCGGCAAGTGGTTCATATATTCGTGTTGGTAATAATGGATTAATAATTGAGGTTGATGATTGTTAAAATATAACAAATTATAAAAATAAAGTTAATATAAATAAATATAAAATTATGGCAAATACATATACTTGGAAAATAAATCAACTTGATGCTAAAATACATCAAGATGGATTAGACAATGTTATTTATACAGTTCATTGGTCATTGTTTGCTCAAGATGATTCTGAGGAACCAATAATAGTTAGCTCTATTGGAACTATTGGAGTAGAATATAAAGAGGGTGATCCATTTATACCTTATAATGAATTAACAAAAGATGATGTTATTGGTTGGTTAAATAATCAATTAGATGTTGATGGTTTAAAAAGTTATTTAGATCAACAAATTGAAAGCAAAAAAAATCCAGTTGATGAGTATTTACACCCAGATTGGAATTAATTTACTACATTTGTAATATAACTTTAAATTTAATATAATGTCAAAAATTACAGAAGAACAATTAAAATCACTACAAGAAAGTCAAAGCAACATTAATAAAATAGTAAACACTATTGGTGTGTTAACTATACAAAAAATTAATATTGACAATCAAAAAGAATCACAATTAGAAGAACTAAAAAAACTAGAAGAATCACAACTAAAACTTAGAAAAGAACTTGAGGAACAGTATGGTAAGATTTCAGTTAATTTAGAAGATGGTTCTTACGAAGAGATACCAGAGGAAAAATAATACTATGGGTTTCGCAGATTTGAAAATATACTTATTCAATTCAATAGCTTTTTTTATCTCATTAACTGAAGTAGAGGTTTGGCTTAAAATTATACTTCTTGTCTGCACTATAACTTATACTGTTCAAAAGACAAAGAAACTATAATGGGTAAAGAATTAAGTGAAGACAGTACTTTTCAAATTAGTATAAAAACATTAATAGCTATAGGAGTTGGATTATCTACTCTTATAGGAATGTGGTTTGCTTTACAAGCAGACATAGAAGAGGCAAAACAATTGCCAGAACCAGAAATATCAAGAACAGAATATGATCTGAAAGATAAATTGGTAAGAGAAACTATCATGAATACTGGTAAAAAAGTAGAAGAAAACTCTGATGCTTTAAAAAAGATTGATGATAAGTTATTTGAAATAATTAGTAAATGAAAAAATTATTATGTGCGATATTTGTATTGGTTGCGGCATCTGTATATAGTCAAGACATAACTGTCTTGCAAATAAATGCAGAGTGGAATAAAAAGAATAACTACGATCTTAGTAATATTACTGGTGCTGTTATTAAATTTAGCTATTTAAAAGATCAACCAAAAGATATACAAAACAGTATAATGGCTGTTCCTGTTATTGTTATTTTAGATCAAACAGGAAGAGTAAGGATGCAATATGTTGCAGACATATCTTTACAAATAAAAACTACTAATTTAGAAATACAAAATACTATAGATAGATTAAAAAGATCAAGAAGAGCATCTACTAACTAAATTAATTTATTATGATTAGTAAACATATATCAGAAAAAGAAGCTACTAAAAGTATTACAGCTATGCGACTTGGTTTAGCTAACACACCAGATGGCAATATTTTATCTAATATGAAAAACGTAGCTGAACACATATTTGAGCCACTTAGAAAATGGGTTGGTGGTCCAATAAAAATAAATTCATTCTATAGATCAGAGGCACTTAATAAAGCTATTGGTGGTGCATCAAAAAATGGTAAACAAACAAGTCAACATTGTTATGGTCAAGCTATGGATATTGATGATATTTATGGGCATAAAACAAATGCTGAGATGTTTTATTATATAAAAGAAAATTTGAATTTTGATACTATGATATGGGAATTTGGCGATAGTACAAACCCTGACTGGGTTCATGTTAGTTATGTAAGCGATTCTGTAAATAGAAACAGAATATTAAAAGCTGTTAGAGATAAAGGTAAAACTAAATATATAGATATAACAAATGGCTGATAAAAAGAAATTTAAAGAAACTACAGTTGGTAAATTATTATTTGGTGCTGCATCAATGATAAATCCAACATTAGGTAAAGTGTTAAGTGGTGTTAGCTCACCACAAGAAGCTATTGCTGAAATAAGTAAATCTAAAATACCTAATGAAGATAAGATTAAATTACAGCAAATGATTTACGATCAACAAAACAAAGAAATAGAATCTATAACAAGTAGATGGAAAGCAGATGCATCAAGTGATTCATGGCTTAGTAAAAATGTACGACCATTAGTTTTAGTATGGTGTATAGTTGTATTTAGTTTAGCTGGCATATTAGACAGTATAGAAAGTGTACCATTTCATATTGGTGCAACTTGGAATGACACATTTGAAAAAGTTATGATGGCTGTTGTATTAGCTTATTTTGGTGGTCGTACCGCAGAAAAATCTACAAGTATATTTAAAGGGTAATGGCTAAGGCGATTATAAGCATATATAAAAGCAAATCTGTTAAACGTAAAGGTGTACACGCAAAAAACAAAATGAGTGCCTTAAAAAGCTCTAAAAATTATCATAAGAAATATAGAGGACAAGGTCGTTAAATTTAATAGGTTAATAAATAAATTCAATACCCTATGAATTTAATAGGTATTTTTATATCTTTGTGAATTCAATAGGGTGCGATATTCTGTTGATTTTCTTTGTTTTCAATGAAAAGGGGTAACTAAATGTTGCCTCTTTTTTTTGTCTTTTGTCTTGCACATGACATTTTTTATATATATGTTTGTTGTATGAAAAATCTAACAAAGAAGTTGGTGCGTATTCAAGGGAGTTTGAAAGCACCTAAAAATCAAAGAAACAATTTCGGTAATTATAATTATCGAAGTTGTGAAGACATCTTAGAGGCAGTAAAACCTTTATTAGCAAAAGAAGAGTTATTGCTTACTATATCTGACTCTATTGCACCTGAGCCATTATTTGTTAATGCTGTAGCAGAGATCACTGACGGTGTAGATAAAATACAGGTCAGAGCACAAGCAGGAATTAATTTAAATCGAAAAGGAATGGATGTAGCTCAGTGTTATGGAGCGTCAAGCAGTTATGCTAGAAAGTACGCTTTAAACGGTTTATTTTTAATTGATGATACCAAAGATGCAGATGCTACTAATAATCACTCTAAGGCACCTCAAAACGCTTCTACAAGCGTGTTAGAGCCAAATAAAGATTGGTTAGAAGAGAAAGGAGATAAGTTTAATAAAGCTAAACAAGCTATTAAAGAAAAGGGTTTTACTATCACCGATATTAGAAAAAAATATAAAGTAAGTAAGAAAGTAGAAAAATTATTATTAACCTAAATTAAATTAAATTATGAATGAAAAAAAGTATGTAGGTAGTGGAAAAAAAGTTGGAAACTACGATTTAGTAAACTTTACTATTGGTGAAGAAAAACTAAAAGAACACTGGTTTGAATACATGGGAAAACGCTATGTAAAACTTACTATTGGTAAAAAAAGAGAGACGGATCAATATGGTAAAACTCACACTGTTTGGGTTGACGAATATGTGCCTGAAAAAAAAGAAGAACAGTCGCAACCTGCTCAAGAATTACCGACACCAGATTTACCGTTTTAAATTAACATTCCCCCATTTCTTAGTTGATTTGGGGGATTATTATCTAATATCATGACACAAAGAAAAAACACAAAATACGTTAACATTAATTTAGCATTTATGAACACAAACTTATCAATATCAGAAGCCACTGTATTATCATATATAGATTCGCTATCAATTAAAAAGGGTTATTGTTATGCCTCAAATGAAAGTATTTGTATGGCATTAAACTTAAACGATAGAACTTTATATAGAATATTAAAGAATTTAGAAAACAAAGAATATATAAAAAGAGTTACAAAAAGCTTAGGAAACGATGGTAAAGAACGTAAGATTTATGTATCCCCAAGTGCCAAGAATGTCAGTTGTATGTAATACATAGTGTATTATAGAAATAAATAATACATAGTGTAATATATTACATAGTGTATTATAAAATATACACGAAAAATAATACTATGCAAGAAAACTTTGAAAAAATTGGAATCGCACCAAAAGGCAATTACTCACAACAGAAAGTAAAGTGCCCAAAATGTAGTCATACTAGGAAAAATAAAAGAGACACATCTTTATCAATTAACCTAGACGATGGATTATATCACTGCCACCATTGTGGTTGGAACGGTTCTGTAAACCCTAATTATAATATGATACAAGATAAAATATATACTAAGCCAACTACTAATAATCTAAAAAAGATAAATTCAAATGCTATAAAGTTCTTAAATAAAAGAGGCATTACAAATGAGGTTATCGAAAACAATAAAATTACAACAACAAAAGATGGTAAAAGTGTTGTGTTCCCATACTTAAAAAACAATGAACTTATAAACTACAAAACTAGAGGCATTGATAATAAAATGTTTACTCAGTCAAAAAATGGAGAACCTATAATATTTAATTATGATCGTGTTATAAATCAAGATTTTGTAATATTATGTGAAGGTGAAATAGATTCACTTAGTTGGGAAGTTGCAGGTTTTACTTGGCACACTTCTGTAAACATGGGAGCACCAAACGTAAGAGATAAAAACTTAGACAAGAAATTAGAGTGTATAACAAACTCTTATGAAGTATTTGAAAATGCTAAAGTAGTTTATTTATGTACTGACAATGACGAAAACGGTAGGTATTTAGAAGAGGAGCTTATAAGACGTATTGGTGCAGAAAAAATTAGATTAATAGACACAAACCCATATAAAGATGCAAACGAAGTTTTATTAAGCGAAGGCATAGAATCGTTACAATATAGATTTAAACACGCAAGAGTGCCTAAAGTAGAGGGTATTTTTGATATTAGTGATATATACGATAGTATGTTAGACGGTTATAGAAACGGACAGGAAAGAGGTTCTACAACACACATACAAGCTATTGATAGGGCATGGACATGGAGAAACGGTGAGGTAAATATATGGACAGGTTATCAAAACGAAGGTAAAAGTATGTTTTTAAATCAGCTATCAGTTCTAAAGGCATTTCACGATGGTTGGAAGTTTGCAGTGTTTTCACCTGAAAATATGCCAATAAATGATTTTTTCCATGATCTTATAGAATGTTATATAGGCAAAAGCTCTGATCCTTTTTATGAAAATAATTATATGAGTGAAGCAGAATTTAAACAAGGCATGGAGTTTATGAAAAAACACTTTTTTATTATATATCCAAAAAAAAGTTATAAATTAGATGACATCTTTGAAAGAGCTAAGTTTTTAGTTAAGACAAAAGGAATACGTTCTTTAATTATTGATCCATACAACACTGTACAACACAGGATGCAAAGAGGTGAAAGAGAAGATTTATACATAAGTAGGTTTATGAGTGAGCTAAAAAGGTTTGCTGTTGAAAATAAAATTTCTGTACATTTAGTTGCACACCAAGTTACACCACAAAAAGATGATAATGGTAGATACAGAAAACCTGATGTAAATTCAATTAAAGGTGGTGGAACATTTGCAGATAAAAGTGATAATGTACTTTTTGTATGGCGACCAAATAGAGCTTTAGATTTTAGTAATACAGAAGTTACCTTTGGCAGTCAAAAAATTAAGAAACAGAAATTAGTAGGTTATCCACAAGATATTGAAGGTATAACTTACCATAGAAAATCGAACAGATATTATTTTAATAATCAAACGCCCTTTGATGATTTAGATAATATTAGATGCGAAAACGAGCTAGAGTAGATGCCAACCAAAAAAAGATTGTCTCTCAAATTAGAGAGGCAGGATGCTCTGTCCTCCATACTCATCAATTAGGTAAAGGTGCACCAGATATTATAGTTGGTTATAACAATAACAATTATCTTATAGAAATTAAAGACGGTGATAAACCTCTTGCACAACAAAAGTTAACACCAGACGAGATTAAGTTTCAAGCTGAATGGCAAGGAAACTATTATGTTGTAAATTCATTTGACAAACTTAGAGACATAATATTTAGTGATGAACTCTAAGATATTAGACATATTATCTAAGAGACACGAAGAGTGGATTAAGATGGCAAAAAGCTTTAAACTAAACAATAATGACGCTAAGGAGTTAGTTCAAGAGATGTATTTAAGAATGTATAATTATACTAAAGATGTAAATCGTATAATGTATAATGAAAAAGAAATTAATACATTTTATATATACATTACATTAAGAAATTTATATTATAGCAATTATACAGGTTATAAAAACAAAAAAAGAATATCTGTTTTTAGTGATATAGATCAGGAAACTTATAACTATATAATCAATAAAATTAGTTATGATGAAGACAAAGTTTTAGATAATTATAATAAGAAACTTGATTTAGAATCGTTGTATAATAAAATAGATAGTATAATTGACGATTGGTATTGGTACGATAAAAAGCTTACTAAGTTATATCTTAATACCAATATGAGTATGAGAGACATTAGTAAAGAAACTAAAATAAGTTTAAGTTCAATATTTAATACATTAACAAATGCAAAAGAAAAAATTAGAAAAGAAAGCAAAGAAGAGTACAAAAAATACAAAAGCTAAAGGTTTAGGCGATACAGTCGAACAAGTGTTAGAAGCAACAGGAATAGCAAAAGTAGCTAAGTGGGTACTTGGTGAAGATTGTGGGTGTGAGGAACGTAAGCAGAAACTAAATGCTTTATATCCTTATTATAAACCTAAGTGTTTAACGGAAGACGAATATAATTATTTAGACAATTATTATAAAGAAAATAAAAACTCAATAGAACCAGAAGTTCAAAAAGAGATGTTAACTATTTATAATAGAGTGTTTACACAAAAAGCAAGTTTAACAAGTTGTTCGTCTTGTTATAAAAAAACAGTTCATGACAAACTACATAATGTTTATGTAGAATATAACAAATAATTATGCCATTTTTAAAACCAAAAAAGTACGAAGAGAAAGCTAATTTCATGGCAAGGTTCATGAACAATGCTAAAATGATTTTAGAATATCCAGATACTAAACAGAGATATGCAGTAGGCATGGATGTTTGGAAAAAGAATTTTATGTAATAGTTGTTTAAGTCATTTCTTTTATTAACTTTGTAAGTGAATAACAAAGAAAATATGAAAGCAATACTTTATACACTAATTTTATTTACATTGTTTAACTGCTCAGATAACTGCGATTTAAGTCACTACCCTTCGGCTCCTTACTTTGACGAACCTTATCATGCAGAGTACGGAGACAATACCGTTAAGTATATTTATTTATGTAGAGACGGTTCTAATAGCGAAGTTTACACTTACTATATAGAAGGAGGTTGTTGGGAGTATTACGTTTCATATCAGTATAACTATAATTGTAATTAATATGAAAGAACCAATAATCACACTAGACAATGAGATGCATGATAGACATGAGCTCACACAAAAAGCAATTCAAGATAGCTTTTATTATGGCTACTTATCGAAAGCTTGTTTATCAAGTAGCGCAATAAGCCAACTACTTAAATCACCACTAGAATACTTAAATCAAATAAACCTACCTACTGAATCAGATGCTTTGGCACAAGGATATTTATTTCATGCAAGTATTTTAGAAGAGGATAAATTTAATGAATGTTTATTTTTGGATGTAAAAACAAAAGCAAGTAAAGAATATAAACTTGCTAAAGAAGAGAGATGGGATGTCTTTACTATAAAAGATAGAGACAAGGCGTTAAGGTTAAGAGATAGATTTTATAATTGCAAACCTGCAAGTGAACTTATAGAGAATAGTGAGTTTGAAGTGCCTATGGTTAATAATTTAATGGGATATCCTTTTAGAGCTAAGGCAGATGTTTTAGGACAATACCTTATTGATTTAAAGACAACGCAAATTTGTTCTGCGTTTAAGTACAGTGCTAATAAATATAATTATGATAGTCAATGTTATATTTATTGTAATTTATTTGGCAAAGATTATAAGGATTTTAAATACATTGTTATAGATAAATCACCAACAAATGAAATTGGTATTTTTAATGTCAGCGAAAATTTCTATTTTAGTGGTGAGCAAAAAGTTGAATATGCTATTAAGGTATATGAAAACTATATTAAGAATGAATTTGATTTAGAAAACTACTTAGTAGAAGACACTTTATAAATGGCAAACGAATATTTAGATTACTTAGATTGTTATCAAGACACTCTACTTTGTCTAAAAAAAAGAGTTATAAGAGAAGAAGAGATACCTATGTTAATCGAGCAGTATGAAATTGAAGAGCATTATGAATGTTGCAGTGCAATGTTACACGCTTTAGAGGATTACAAAGCTCATCAAAATTATTTACCATGATTACACAAACAGAAATAGCCGATAAAATAAAATTATTATCAGGTTTAGATGTATTTAAGATCACAAGAAAAAGAGAATATGTAGAGGTTAGGGCATTATTAAATCATATATTGTTTAAATATAAAAGGATGCCACTACACAAAATAGTTGATTTCTATAATAAAAATGGTTGGAACATAAACCATGCAACTTTAATTTATTCTATTAAAACATTTAGTACACATTCAATGTATAATTATAATTTGAATATATGGCTTAAACAACTTATTATTGAGATTGACGAAATGGATAATACAACTAAAAGAGAATATATAAAAAGTAAATTAAAAACTCTAAGGAGTGAAGACATTGACGAACTAACAATGGTTATAAGTAATATGCCAGAATTACAATATGAAAAATAAATATAGAAAATTATTACAGAAGGAAGCACCAAATCTTTACAAGAGTTATGAAGAGATTGTAGAAGAGCAATTTGAATTATTCGCAAAGAAGCAATTAGATTATGGCATTAGTAATATAAGCACTGGTGCAAATTTAGAAACTAAGGAAGGTAAAGATTTTGCTTTACATGGTTTATGGTTTAGAATGAACGATAAAATAAGCAGATGGAAAAATCTAATTATTAAGAATCGTAAAGGTAATAATGAAACTCTCTTAGATACATTTCAAGATTTAGGTAATTACTCTATTATATGCCAACTAATTAATAAAGGTTTATGGAAGGAGTAGAAGACGAAAACAAAAAGAAAAAAGACGGAAGAGCTAACAACGGTGCTTTAAAAGGTATTTATAGAGGACAAGGACGACCACCAAAGGCAAGAGAAAAGAAGCTCGGCAACTATGCTTTAGGTGCAATGAAAAGAGTGTTTGGTAGTGAAGAGAAAGCGTGGTTAGAACTTGCTAAACAGGCAAAAGATAGTTTCCCACACATGAGATTACTTTGGGAATATAAGTACGGTAAACCAAAAGAGTTAAAAGAATTAAATGTGAAAACAGAAGTCAACATCCCTATTATTGATTTTGCAGATAAAGAAAAAATAATAGATATAGAATCAGAAGAGATTAAGGATGGTCAAAAAAAAGAAGAAAGCAGTTGATATAATTACTTTAGAAGATGTAAATAAAAGGTTTTACTCACAAATAATTAGTGAATATAAATCAATGACAATAGGTAGGCATAAGGTTTTAAATTTAAGAGTATTACAAAAGTGTCCTTCGTATATAAAATTTTGCAAGTTTGAAGAGAGTTTTTATTTTACTAATGAGGATTGGAAAAAAATAAGAGACAAAGAATATTGGAAATATAGAGAATTGTTTAAAGGTATTGAAAGAGATAGATATGTTTTGAAAAGAATAACTGATTATAAGTTAAAAAACAATATAAATTAAAATGAACAAACTAAACCTCAATAAAAAGTATCAAGCTTTATTTAACTCTCAAAGTCGTTACTTTGTAATAACAGGAGGGAGAGGTTCTGGAAAATCATTTGCCACAAACACATTCTTAGTATTACTTACCTACGAAAAAGGGCATAGAATATTATTTACTCGTTATACTATGACCTCAGCAGGAATGTCAATTATACCTGAGTTTATAGAGAAGCTTGAGTTAATGGGCGTACTCGATCAGTTCACTGTAAACAAGACGGAGATCATAAACAATTTAACAGGCAGTTCAATATACTTTAGTGGTATTAGAACGTCAAGTGGAGATCAAACTGCAAAACTTAAATCTATACAGGGGGTAAGCACATTCGTATTAGACGAAGCTGAGGAATTAACAGACGAGGAAAGTTTTGACAAGATTGATTTCAGTATTAGATCAAAGCTTGTAAAGAATAGATGTATATTAATTCTAAACCCTACTACAAAAGAGAATTGGATATACCATAGGTTCTTTCAAAACAGGGGAGTTCCAGACGGATATAATGGCACTAAAGAAAACATTACATACATACATACTACTTATCAAGACAACTTAGATCACTTGTCTAAATCGTTTGTTAAACAGATAGAAGTAATGAAGGTTAGACGACCAGAGAAGTTTAAACATCAAATAGAAGGTGGGTGGTTAGAAAGTGCTGAAGGAGTTATATTTAAGCATTGGAACATAGGTAAATTTAATAATGAAATAGATTCAATATTTGGCATGGACATAGGATTTTCGGTGGATCCAAGTGTTTTAGTAGAAGGTGCAATAGATAAAGAAAGAAAAATGATATGGCTCAAAGAACATTACTATAAGGCAGGATTAAGCACAAGTCAGATATATGAATTGAATAGACGTTATGCAGGTGGCAATTTAATTGTAATGGATAATTCAGAGCCACGACTTTTAAGCGAAATAAAGAGTAAGGGATTAAATGTAATACCAACAATAAAAAAGAAAGGCAGTATTTTAGCAGGTATCTCATTAATGCAGGATTATCAAATAATAATAGATGATAAATCTGTGAATTTAATTCGTGAATTTAATAACTATACTTGGAAATTAAACGGTGCAATTCCTATCGATAAATTCAATCACGGAATCGACGCGTCGAGATACCTTATACAATATGTACTAACTCGATCAGTTCCACATGGCAGTTATTTTATCAAATAAAAAATGAAGATAGGAAACGTTTACATATTAGACAAGTATGAGCAGGAAATAGTTGAGCTAAGTGCATACCAAAGAGACAAAAACAAAAGAGATACAGGTTGGCATGGTCACAAAACAGTAAACGAAACAGAAGAATTAGATTTAGATATTGTTGGGTTTGGTGCTGAGTTTATATTTTGTAGAGAGTTAAATTTATATCCTGACTTTAAAATACATAACACTTCCAAAGTCAAAGGAACAGATAATTATGATGCAATTTATAAAGGCAAAACAATTGATGTAAAAGTCAATAGAAATCATAAAAA